GAAATTGAAAATCTATCTAATGTACAAGAAATGAGTATAGAAGAGATTGAAGACCTGCTAACTGATTTAAGTCTGGAAAAAACAGTTGAAAAACCAGACTGGTTTGTTATTAGAGCTCCATCAAAAAGCAAAGGAAATAGATTGGCAGGCATTTGCTAACAAGGCAATAGGGAAAATGAAGAAATATAATAAAAATTATTACATCAAAAAAGACTTAAGAAAATATATTACAAAGCCAGCATAAAGCTGGTTTTTCTTTTATTATAAAATAACAGTTGTTAAGAAGGTACTTTTAATGGGAGGTGAGGCTATGCCTAGAAAAACTATTTATAAAAGAGATGGATGGGATGAAAAGCTTGAACTAATTGAAGGTTGGGCTAGGGATGGTCTTATTGATGAACAAATAGCAGAAAAAATGGGTATAGGAATTAGAACTCTTTACGAGTACAAAGAGAAATACCCGCAGTTTTCACAGGCCTTAAAAAAGGGAAAAGAAGTTGTTGATCGTCAAGTAGAGAAAGCCTTGCTTAAACGTGCCCTTGGTTACGATTATGAAGAAACAAAAGTGACTATGACTGATAAGGGTTCTAAAAGCAAAAGAATTGAGAGAACAACAAAACACGCTCAGCCGGACACTACTGCACAAATATTCTGGCTCAAAAATAGAAAGCCTGATGAGTGGCGACATAATGATAATAATGAAGCAGAAGATAAATTAAAAACTGTGGTTGAGGCAATGGAGGCAGCAGCAAATGGGTAAACAATATTATACTAAAAAGCAAAGATACGTTTTTAATAACGCTAATAGTAGATGGAATATCTTTTCTGGTGCTGTACGAAGTGGAAAATCTTTTATAGGAAATGATTTAATTATTAAAAGATTAAACCAGTTGCCTGATGGTAGAAGGACATTAATTGGTAAAACTGAGACTACTATAATGAGAAATATACTAGATCCGCTGCGTGATATATACCCTGATAAATATATTTCTGGTATCCAGGGAATGAAAAGAGAAGCCGAGATATTCGGTAAGAAATTCTATTGTATAGGTGCAAATGATGCACGAGCTACAAAAAAATTACAAGGAGCAGGGTTTGTATACGCTTTTGGTGATGAGATAACTACCTGGCCAGAAGGCTTTTTTAATATGCTCAAGTCTAGATTGTCAGATAGAGGTGCTAAATTTGATGGTACTTGTAACCCCGAAGGACCATACCATTGGTTGAAAAAAGGACTGATTGATAGGGTAGGAGATTTAGATGTATTCCACCAACACTTTACAATTGATGATAATTCGTTTTTACCTGAAGAGTTTGTTCACCAGTTGAAAAAAGAATATAGTGGAGTTTGGTATCAAAGGTATATTGAAGGTTTATGGGTATTGGCTGAAGGTTTGGTATATGATATGTATGATGAGGATAACCTTATTGAGCCTTACGAAGTTAACAGTATGAAATATACACGTGAATGGATAGGAGTTGACTACGGTACTACTAATGCCACTGTGTTTGTACTTGTTAGATTAGGAGAAGATGATAAGCTCTATATTGTTGATGAATACCGATGGGGAGAAAAGTCAGACGGTTTACCAAAAACTGATGTTACTTTAGCAGATGACCTTGAAAAGTTTATAACACGAAATGATGCTAATCCTGAATGGATATTTGTAGATCCATCAGCTAAAAGTTTTATAACAGAAATATTCTCAAGAGCTCAGCATTTTGCTCCATTTTATAAGGTTACAGGAGCTAAGAATGACGTACTTAATGGAATACAACAGTTAAGTAGTTTACTAGGAGTTAATAAGCTTTTAGTAGCAAAAGGACTTGGTGATCTTAACAAAGAATTTCACTCTTATAGTTGGGATAAAAAAGCTGAAGCTAAAGGTGAAGATAAGCCTCTTAAAGAATATGACCATGGTTTAGATGCACTTAGATATGTTATAAATGGTATACCCAGAGTGGTTGAATATATATTAAAGGTAGGTGCTTAAATGATTTTATGGAATAAACCTATTGGGAAATCACCCTGGTATCATAAAATTTGGGCTAAACCTTTGAATTGGGTTTTTATTAAAATTGCAAATGGATTAAATAAATTGACAGAATTAATAAAGGCAGGTGATTAAATGACTTGGCCACCAGAAGAAAGAGAAACAGAATATGATAAGTTTGCTGAATGGTCTGCTTTATACAGTGGCAGTCGAGAAAAACTATTAGAAGTTTATCAAGCAAGAGTTGGTAACTTTTGGGCGAAAGATGTTATTAAAGATCGAGTAACAATGCTTCATGTTCCAATTGCAGGTGATATTGCAGGGGTCAGTTCAGACTTATTGTTTAGTGAAAAGCCTGATATTCGATACGATGAAACTTCAACATTTGAACACTTAGATGAAAGTTTAGATGATATGGACTTTTACTCACGATTATTAGCTGGTGCGGAAACTGCTGCCGCATTAGGAGGAGTATATCTAAAAATTAATTATGATGAAGATATAGCCGATTATCCAATAATCAATGTTGCACAAGCAGATAATGCAATACCACGATTTAAGTGGGGTTACCTTCAAGGTGTGACTTTTCATAAGGTTATAAGTGACAACAGCGAAGAAGCAGTTTGGCGATTATTAGAACACAGAACAGATGATGGAATACAGTATCAGTTATTTAAAGGTAGCATAATGAAGTTAGGTAATAAGCGACCATTAACTGCACGTGAAGAGACTGCTGAATATGATGAGTATGTGCCGTTACCAACAAGTGGAATAGTCTATATTCCCAATAAACTTCCAAACAGACTTTGGAGAGGCAGCAGCTTAGGCATTAGTGATTATAATGGTATTGAAAACTTAATGGATGCACTCGATGAAACATATACAAGCTTATTGAGAGACATACGATTAGGTAAAGCAAGAATTTATGTCCCAGAAAGATATATGAAAAATGTTGACGGAACACTTAAATTTGATGTTGACCAAGAAGCTTATGAGCTTATTAATGCAGACCCAAACTCTGACCAAAAGCTTGACTTTAATCAGTTTAAAATTAGAACTGAAGAGCATTTAGAGACAGCAGTAGAACTTATTGAAAAGATAGTTTCAATTGCTGGTTATAGTCCAATTAGTTTTGGATTAAACCAAGGTAATACTTCAGCTCAGACTGCAACTGAAATAAAAGCACGTGAGAATAAGTCACAAAAGACAAGAAGTAAGAAAGCTAAGTATTGGACACGAGGCATAGAAAAGATCCTAGCTGATTGGTTAATCATTGATAACTTTGCATTTAACTCAAACAACACCCTGGGCACACCTGCAGTAATTCTAGCAGATAGTTTTACAACCGATCCTCTTGAAAGAGCAAACAGCATAAAAACTCTTAACGATGCTCAAGCTGCATCAACTTATTTGAAAGTAAAAATGCTGCATGATGATTGGACTGAAGAAGAAGTTGAAAAAGAAGTAGAGCGTATTCAAAAAGAGCAAGGTATTATTGTTGACACACCAGATTTGAGAACATAATATGGAAGATATAAGAAGAGTTTATTCCCAAGCTGAATTGGATATAATAACTCGTATCACGAATAAACTGAAGCGAGGTAAAACATTAACTTTAAGTCAGTGGGAACGTGCAAAGTTGAATGAACTTAGACAATTAACTAATGGCATTAATCAACAAGTTATTTCACATCTAGCTAAAGAGAATGAAGATAAACTTGATGATCTTATTAGATTAGCTTATCAGCAAGGTAGTGACTCAGCCGTAAAAGATTTGACAAAGATTAAAGCTAATAAAGCAATTAAGAGTGAATTTCTACAATCAGATATAGTATCTATACAACTACTTACATCTGAGCTAAATCAAAGCCTATCTCAGACACACTTACGTATATTAAGACAGAGCCAAGATTATTATCAACAAGCAGTGGCGAAAGGTTCAAACTATGTATTAACTGGGGCTGGTACTCGATTAGAAGGAGCACAAAAGACTCTTAATCAATTAGCAAACAAAGGTATCACTGGTTTTGTAGATAAAGGTGGTAGAAACTGGAACTTATCTTCATATGTTGAGATGGCTACTAGAACAGCAACAGGAAGAGCAAGAATAGATGGCAATATTAATA